AGCGTGACTATAAAGCTCAGGGGGAGGAAAAGCCAAAGACCAATTTTATAAGCTGTGTGGCATGGAATAGAACCGCTGAGTTTGTTGAGAAGTATTTTAGACAGGGCAATATGATAGCGGTTACAGGAGAAATTGAGACAGGCAGCTACACAGACAGAGAGGGTAAAAAGGTATATACCACAGACGTAAGGGTGAGCAAGGTGTCATTTACCGGTGAAAAGCATGGAGACGCTACAGAGGGCAGACCAGCGCCAAGCGCTACAGACAGTGACGGCTTTATGAATATTCCAGACGGAATTGACGAGGAGCTGCCTTTTAATTAGCAGCAGTACAGGAGGTGGAAATGAGAAAAAAAGATATAAAAGCGGTTTGTAGCAATGATGAGGCTAGACAGTATTTTTATAATAAAGGCTTTACTTATGATGACATTAAAGAGGGTGACATATTGGCACTGGTGCTGTTATTAAATAAGCATATTAAGGCGGCAGTGAAAGACAATGAGACCAGCGTGGACAGTATGAGCCTTAGTAAGAAAATTGATATTAAGAAAAAGAGAAATGGTTCTATTACTTCCTGTTACTTATATGTAAACAGCCATTATTTTACCCAGAGAGAATGTATCAGTTTTAATAATGATGGCTTTATAGGTTTTGCTGGCTGGGCTGATCAGGGAAATACTAACCCTATTCTAAGAGCATTTATAGAGTGGTGTGACAATTTGGCAGCAGCTTAGGAGGTTGGCATAGTGCAAGAGATAGTCAGGAGTCTGTATGAAAGTATCAATAAACTCCGCTCCACCATAGACAAGCGCTATGAGACCTCTGAAAAAAGAGCAACGGCAGAATATAAATATCGTACAGAGCTGGGTAGAGAAATGGCAAAAGCCAAGGCTGAGGGAATGGCAAATACAGCTCTGTATGATTACTGCCGAGGGCTGGAGAACGTGGCAAAGCTCAGGGAGCAGAGAGATATATTAGTAGCTCAGGAGGAGTATTTAACAGAGCTGATATTTTTCTATAGAGCCAGTATAAGAGTTTATGAGGGTGAAGCGGCGGCAGAAAGGAAAGGGCTGTAAGAGCAGAAAGGAGACGTTATGCCTAAAATTTGTTATAAAAATATAAATTTTAAACAGTCGAGTTTGAATTTAATCGAACTGGTAAACAAGGTGATTGATGAGTATGGCAGAATGGGATATGAATTAACACTTAGACAAGCATACTATCAGTTGGTAGCTCGTGGATATATACCAAATAACGAGAGAAGTTATAAAAATATAGGAAATCTGATAAATGATGGGCGGCTGGCTGGGCTAATAGATTGGCACGCTATTACAGACAGAACTAGAAATATGCGGTGTAATAGCCATTGGACAACGCCGAGCGAGGTGATTGGTTCGGCTGAGTATAGCTATTTACTAGACAAGTGGGAGAATCAGCCGAATTACGTTGAAGTATGGGTGGAAAAAGACGCTCTTGTGGATATAGTAGGACAAGCCTGTAGAAGTATTGACACACCATATTTTTCATGCAGAGGATATACCTCTCAGTCTGAAATGTGGGCAGCGGCGCAGAGGATAAAAAGAGAAAACAGGCACAGAGAAAACTGCGTCATTATACATTTAGGAGACCATGACCCTAGCGGCATAGACATGACGAGAGATATACAGGAGCGGCTGTGGCTGTTTGGTGCAGATGTAGAAGTAAAAAGGGTTGCTCTAACCATGGAACAGATTGAGGTTTTGAATCCTCCTCCAAACCCAGCAAAGCTAACAGATAGTAGAGCGTCACAATATATACGGCGTTATGGGTATGAATCGTGGGAATTGGATGCACTAGAGCCACAAATAATAAATTCCTTGATAACTGATGAGGTGACGGCGTTACGTGACGATTTGCTCTATTATCAAATTTGTGCAAGGGAAAAGGAAGAAAAAAGAGAGCTGCAAATGATACGTGACAATTATGATACAGCGGTCAAGTACCTAAATAAGATATTACCATAGATGGCAGCAGATCAGGAGGACAATATGAAACAGCCAAAGAAACCGACAAGAGCAAATAAAGAGCTTATGAGCAAAAATAAATTAGTGCCTGATAACTGGATGGTCTTATCAGAGAGTAAAACAGAGCTGGTGGTTATAAGTAAGCGCTCTAATCAGTGTAGGACGCTTGTAAAGTAAAACCGGCAAAAGGAGAATTTTGAGGAATGAGCAAGAAAGCAAAGAATACGGCAAAATGCCCAACGTGCAAAATGACATTTACAAAAGGACACCATAACCAGCACTACTGCTGTGATGAGTGCGCCAGAGCAATGGCAAGGGCACACGCCAGAGAAAGGGATAAGGCAAAGGCAGAAAAGGCAAAGGCAAAGAAGAAAAAGAAAAAAGAAATGTCTGAGCTTGCGAGAATAAACCAGCTGGCTAGAGCTGCCGGTATGAGTTATGGCAGATACGTAGAGCTGGAGACAAGAGCAAAAGTGAAAGTAGAAAGGAGAACGGTATGAGTTTTATAGGCAATTTAATGGAGCTGGGGGTAAGGGAAAAGGTAGACAGGCTGTATCTGGAGAAATGCCAAGAGGTAAATAAGCTGACTGAGGAGCTGAGAAAGTTAAAAGAGGCTCAGGATGGTGACCTGATCAGCAGAACAGAGGCATTAAAAGAGATACAGGAGGCTTTTGCCGGTTTTGTTATATACCCTGTTAATATGCAAAACTATGACGTTGATTATATAAAAAGACAATACAAAGCGCAGTTAAGGAGTGCGCTGGAGCGTATCAAGGCTATACCGGCGGTCAGTGGTCTCTCAGCTGCTGAGCGGTTGCATGATGAAGTAGAGGAACTGTGGAAAGATAAAAGTGTGGCAGCAGAATCACTGGCAGACTTGGCGCTTAGTGCCAAGCAAATAGGTGAAACGATAAAGAGACTCTGGGAAGATTTTAACACGCCAGACGTGGCAGAAATGGCAGAAGAGCCATTAAAGGAGTTTGAGGGCGTGCTGGAGCAGACAGTAACAGCTCAGGAAATACTCTGCCTCTCTTCTGCCCTGAGAAATCTGTATGAAATACATAAGTGTGACGGCTGGCTTTTATACACCAGACTGTCAAAGGTGCTTGAGAGGGCTGTGGATGAATACAGCAGAGAGTTAGGTGATACTGAGTGAAATGTCTTTACTGTAAAGGAGACACCAGAGTAACAGAGTCAGGCGTAATGCCCACCAAAGTAGTAAGGCGTAGGAAGTGCCTGAGCTGTGGAAAGTTTTTCTTGACAGAGGAAAAGGGAACTTTGGAAAGCTCAGAGTTAGAAAGGGAGCTGTATAAATTCAGGAAGTTAAGGAGGCTAATGAAGTGAATGGGAAACGGTGATTTAATAAGCCGCCAGAAAGTACTGGATGAGATTGAAAGAATAAAAAAGGCATTCAAACAGGATAACTCAGCTGAGTATGTGACTGGTGTAGTTTTAGTATTGGCAGCTCTGGAGGGAGTAACCAGAGCTATGCCGGCGGCAGATAAAGAAATAAGAGATAAAACCATTAACGAGCTGAGAGACAGTATATGTATGTATCTGGCAAACTGGCAGCTGTCAGAGCTGGACTATGATGTACATTACACCATAGGAGAGGCAATAAACGCCGTGGCTGAGACTGCTGAGATTGTCAAGAGAAAGGAGCAATAATGAACTTGTTAGATATTATGTGTTTAATATTGTTGCTGATTGTGTGCTTGTATGCGTTGTGTAAGGAGGTAGAGTAAATGGATGATTTAATTAGAAAAAGCGCCGTAATTGATGTACTGAAACAGACAGGAATTATACAGGATAATGATTTAGGACATTTAGTAGTAGAGGAAATAAACAGAATACCGGCAGCCTATGACGTTGAAAAGGTATGCAAAGAGCTGTTTATGGAATCACAATTTGTCTGTGACTATAACATGGTGGAGTTAGACCTTGCAGACGAGATAGTCAGAAAAGGCGGTGTAGAGAATGCTTAAGAAATTAAAAGAAAATATACTGGCGTCATCCTATGAGGACAGAGCTGGGCGCTCAGTGATCAGCGTAAAGACTTTGATGGAGATAATTGACCGGCTGGCAGCAGAACAGCCAGAAAATGAAGCGTATAAGCCAGAGGTGATGACAGATAAAAACATAGCAGCAGAGGCTTTAATACAGGCTAGTATGAACCATATGAAACTAGCTGGGGGCTACTATCCAAGAGAGGTGTAAAACATGAAACTGAAACCATATATCACATTTGAAATTTGTAAAGCGTTATGGGGAGTGCCATTTGGTATATTGTATACGCCTAAAAAAGCTGCCATTGATGGTATTCCGGCACTTTCTATACATATTCTTTGCTTTTATATTGGAGTAGGGCTATGGAGGGAGGAGTAAACTATGAACTGTGAAAAGATAATAGAAATCATAGAAACAGCAGTACACGGCTTTGAGGTACAGATAGGCGTAAGCCCTAACAGAATAGTTGTAAGTGGAGACGTATATAGCTATTTACTTGCGGCTGACATGATAACAGGTAAAGGGGCAACGGTACGCCAGCTCATGGGAATGACAGTGGAGATAGTACCAGAAAAAGAGCTGTTTATAGAGGTGGGTTACATGACCAGCGCAAAGAGTTACTGAGGAGGTGGGTGAGTTGAATATTGAACGAGAAGCGGCAAAAATTTTGAAGCGGCTTTTATCAGATAATGTTTGTGTAGGAAATGAGAGGGAGGCACTTTCTAAAGGCATAGAGGCTCTGGAGTCGATTGCACTTTACAAACACGGAGGCTTATGTTTAATTCCCTCAGACGTTTACCAAGAGCAGTGTCAGGAGCTGGATAAGCTAAAGGAAAAGAATACACCTAAAAAGCCCTACCCTCCAATAGTAACAGTGGCACTGGGTAGCTGTGGAGTGTGTAATACTGCCCTATTTGCAAAACACAAGTACTGCCATAATTGTGGACAGGCTACAGACTGGGAGCGGTGTGAAATGAAGAAACCGGCAGAAAGTTAGGGAGGAAAACCGACTGGCAGCAGAGCCAGAGGCAGAAACTAAGCAACTGGCAGCAGAGAAACCAAATGGAGGTCGAAACCACACTGGAGGTAGAGAAAACACACTGGCAGCAGTATAGGAGGGGTGCAAAGTGACGCCAGAGCAAATAAGGGAAATAGTTAGAATGACAGTGGATGACCTGACAGCCAGAAATCTGGTAAAGTCAGAAAGCTATCAGGACATATTAAGAGCTGTGAGCAAAAAGCTGTACGCCTTTTTTAATAATAAAGGTGACGGCAGTAATATAGGCTATGTGTTACGTCAGCTCTCAGATGACATATACATAGACGTTATTTTTCTCCAGTACAGAGATAAGAGAACGCTGGAGTTTATAGCTGAGAGAATGAGCAAAGACATAAGTACTATTAAGCGTAACAAAAAGCGGCTGATCATGCAAATACATGAAATGCTGGAGGAACTACGCTGAACAATTACATAATAGAGCTGAGAGAGGCGTCTTATGGCGTCTCTTTTTTTGTTGTAAAGGTGGCGCACCGTGGCGCTATCGTCAAAAAAACATTATACAAATATAATGTTTTCAGATGATGTCAATGGAAATTTTTTAAGGAGGTCGTATATATGATGGATTTGACAAATTATGAGGATTGGATTGAGGACTATGTATGTGAGGAACTGTTGCTTTTAATTCCGATTTTGTATGTTTTGGGCATGATATTAAAGCGTTTGGAAATTGTAAAGGATAATTTCATACCGGCTATTTTGACAGCTGTCTCTGTAGCAATGAGCTGTCTGTATGTTCTTGGCTCTGAGGGCTTTAGCGCTGAGGGAGTTTTTTCTGGAATCATTCAGGGCTTAATTTGCGTAGCGGTAACAGTTTACAGTAACCAGCTTTATAAACAGTCCACAAAGTAAGTGGAGGAGCTTATGGGTACAAATGAAATGATTGGCACTGTTATAGCTGTAGGTGTGCCGCTGTTGGTCAGTGTATTGGCACTGATAAAGCCTATTATTAACCTTAATACCAGCATTACAAAGTTAAATGTGACCATGGAGCAACTGGTAGGGGAAAACACAGATATTAAGGCAGAACTGGCAGAACATGAGAAAACGTTAAAAGACCATGAAAAGCGCCTGACTCTGGCAGAGTATAAGCGCAGTAAAGGAGAGTGACAGAAAATGGCTGAGATTAAAACGTATTCAAAGGCAAAGGATGGAGATAAAAAGGTATCTGCTAATTTTAAAGTAAAGGAATTTGCTTGCAAGGATGGCAGTGACCCTGTATTTATCTCTCAGGAGCTTGTGGATGTATTACAGAAAATCAGAGAACATTTTGGCAAGCCGGTAAATATCACGAGTGCATACAGGACGCCTACACATAACGCAAAAGAGGGCGGCGCTAAGTATTCACAGCATTTATACGGCAGAGCGGCAGATATTAAAGTAACAGGCGTTAGCCCTAAAGAGGTGGCTGCTTATGCTGAGAAATTGTTGCCTAACAGGGGCGGTATTGGCATTTACAATACATTTACTCATGTGGACGTTAGAGAAACAAAATCACGCTGGAACGGCTAACGAGGTGGTGATTGTGAGTGGCGAGACCTGACAAGAAAGCAATCATAGAAGAAAATTTAGAGAAAATTGAGGAGTGGACAGCTCAGGGCTTGACACTTAAACAAATAGCCCAAAATCTGAACATTTCAGAAAGCACTCTGTATAAATACAAGGCTGAAAGTGCAAAGTTTACGGAGAGTGTAAAAAAGGGCAGAGAAAAGTCTGTTCAGGTACTTGAAAACTCCATGTATGAGGCTGCTATAGGCTATAAATACAGGACTACAGTACCAGTTAAGACTAAACATGTAGAGTATGGTGAAAACGGCAAAAAGCTCAGAGAGTGGGAGGAAGTTGTTGAGGTTGAGGTGACGGAATACGTGCCGCCAAATACTACAGCAGCCATATTCTTACTCAAAAACTGGGGTGGTTATACGAACGAGCCAGCGGCTATGGAGATCAGACAGAAAGAGCTGGAACTTAAGGAGAAACAAGTGGAGGCTACTATGTGGTAGCTGCTTAGGAGGTTACAAATGATATTTAATGGAGCGACTGGAAAACAGGTGAAACAGCTGTGGGATAAAATTAAGAGCATTGTGGATGGTACTACAAAGGTGGGAAACGCAAGTAAAGCAGACAGCGCCGCAAGTGCCAGCAGTGCAGAAAACGCTAATAAGTTGGGCGGCAATGCCAGCAACTATTATGCCGCTGCTGGTGACGTTACAAAAATTATCAATGGCAATCTTACTGTAGGCAAAGCGTCAAGCGCTGCCAGCGCCGGTAACTCAGATACAGTAGACGGTTTTCATCTTGCTGTTACAGCTACGGACATGGGTGAGGGTGCTACAGTCAGCTACGCAAATAATACCATTATCTTTGTAAAAGGTTAGGTGATATTATGGCGTATTTTACTGAAAACAGTAAGACTGTAAAACTACCTAAAGCCTATCTGGTAGATGGCAACAAAACTATAAAAGGCTCAAAAATCTATCTGGTTGAGAACGGAAAAACGTCTTTACTGTGGAGTGGCAGCTTAAATTTATTTGTTGCGGCTGCTGGTACTGCTGGGGTGGCGCATTCTCCAGACGGTGTAACATGGACATTACACGCTATAACATTAGACGGTGCAGCGTGTTCAGATTCTGTTGCTTCGATTGCATACGGCAAAGGAATATTTGTTGCTGCTATAGGTCAAACGCTTGCTTGGTCGGCTGATGGCATAAATTTCTTTAGCAACGAAACAAGTATTACCACAGGTGGGCGGTTCTATGTCAGCAGTGGTGGTGGAAAATTTGTAGCATTAGGTAACCAAGGCACTGTCAGTCCATATTATTCGACTGACGGAAAAACATGGACAAAGTGTGATACGTCACTTTCATCAGTATTACCTAAAGACAACATAAGACCTCGCTATGAAAATGGGATTTGGTATATATGCAAATATCAACTTTTTTATTGGTCAAAGGACTGTATTACATGGACACTTGTGTGGGGTACATCAAAAGTCACCTATTATGATATTGTGTATGCGTTTGGGAAGTGGTGGCGCATAGGTAAAAATATAAACACAGCAACAGAAATTGCGTATTCCACTAATGGCACTTCGTTCACTATTCTGAGTGGTACTGGAAGTATTACAAATGGTGTAAAATCTTGTGCATACGGAAATGATGTTGTCGCTGTTGTGGGGTACAATGCTTCAGGTGTGGAAGCTGTTTATATGACAAGTGACGGAACAATAACAGAAACAACATTAGAAATCGGTGTACTGGATTCAACAACAGAAGCACTTTTCAAGGTTGTGTTCCATGAGAAGTTTGTCGCTGTAGGTGCGTATGGATATATCCCATATTCCTTAGACGGAAAAACGTGGACAAAAGCACAGCCACTTGGGAGCGGTTATACTTTCGAAGATATTTGCTACACAGTGGATGATTAGGAGGAAACAGATGAAAATTTTAGTAAATACAGCTGGACATATTATAGCCAGCGCAAATGATTTTTCTTTTGGGGCTTGGGAAGATCAGGACACTGTTCATGGGATGGTGGTTAGAAAGTGGAAAGCTTGGGATAAAAGCGGCAATGTAATAGGCTACTATATTGACGAAAACCCTAGAGCTATTATTGGAGCAGAGACGCCATGCTTTAGTGTATTTACAGTTATGGCTTTGCCAGAGGACTTTGTAACTGGAAAGTATTTATACTTGGACGGTGAATTTACATTAAATCCAGACTGGACAACGCCAGAACTTTCTCTACAAGACAGAGTAACAGCTTTGGAGACTCAAAATAAAATGCTTATCAGTTGCATTTTGGAATTATCAGAGGCTGTCTATGCTTAATGTGCGTAGATTTATCCTTAGATTACTTTTTGGAAAGGAGGGAGATACTATGTTAGCTATGTTATGGGCGCAGGAAATTATGAACTGTGAAACAGTGGAAGCTGCAAAGGCAATGTATGCAAGAGTACCAAGACTGTTGAAAGACAAGGTTAAGGAAATCTTAATTGCTTCCGGTATGGAGCATTTAGTAACTGAGTAACACATGGAGATCATGGCGCTTATTGCTGCCACGGAGTAACAAGGAGTGAATAGATGAGTCTGTATAATTTTTACCGCTCAGACCCATGGGAAAAACTTTTAGTAGTGCTAAAGAATGAGCGTATAAATGCCAATAGTGACATTATATGTGAGCATTGCGGCAAGCCCATAGTAAGAGCTTATGACTGTATAGGACACCATAAGACAGAGCTGACGGAGGAAAATTATACAGACTACTCTATCAGTCTCAATCCAGATAACATAGCTCTGGTACATCATAAGTGCCATAACATTATACATAACAAACTCTCCTATTCTGGGCGTCAGGTGTTTATAGTGTACGGCTCTCCTCTCTCTGGGAAAACCTCATATGTACGTGAGGCTATGAGTGAGGGTGATCTAATTATAGACATGGATAGTATATGGGAATGTGTGAGCGGCTGTGAGCGGTACGTGAAACCGGCAAGACTTAAGAGCGTGGTATTTGGCGTGAGAGATAACTTACTGGAGGCTGTCAAGTACAGGCGTGGTAAGTGGCTCAATGCTTACATTATCGGCGGCTATCCTTATCAGGCTGAACGTGAGCGGCTGATAGATACACTGGGAGCTAGAGAAGTATTTATAGATACTGATAGAGATACCTGTATCAATAGACTGCTAAGCTGTGAGGATGGCAGAGACAAAAGCCAGTGGACTAAATACATAGATGACTGGTGGAGTCAGTATGGTGGAGGATATTGAAAGTGAGGGCTTATGTTAAAGAAGTTAGTAAGAAAGTATTTTGATTATGATATTGTAGGGGAATTTTTAGACACTGAAAAAAACGGTCATATGAGAAAGAAATATATTAGAAAGTGGCATTTACGGAAACACCATTAGCCCCCCCATATCAAAAATATTTTTAGCAAAAAGGGGAC